TGATCAGCGGATACAGCGCAGCAGCCTGCGTCGCTGTGAAGCCCACTCTGCCGAGCAGGAGGTCTGCGTTGTAGTCTGTGATCGGTTCGAGCAACTCCTGAATGAACTCGCTCGTTGAATCGACTGTGATGACGATCGCTGCACCGCCTGACGTCGCTGAGAGTTGGAATGTGTCAGTCGTCACGCCGACGACGTAGTAGACGGTGTTAGTCGTGAGCCCCGTCGCGACTCCGGCCCCAGTCAGCAAGACTCGCTGGCCGTTCGTCAGACCGTGTCCCGCGACTGTCAGCAAGTCCCCGGTGTTGCTGCCCGGCGCTGAGATCGGAGCGCTGACCGCGATGTTGAGATCCGTCAGGTGCCGAAGCTTCGCGCCGCCGCTCGTTCTGATCTCATACCATTTGCCCTTGACAGCGTTCGTCGTGTTGAACGCGAGCACCTCGCCAGCAGCCTGAGTCAGCGCGCCCTGCGTGTGGCCGGTGGTGTCTTGACCGCCGAACAGGATCTTGAGGTTCTCCTTGTTCCACTCATCGACTCTGATTTGATACTCAAGCTTCGTCTCAGTGATGAGCGTTCGATCTTTGCGCCGAACCCCACGATACGACCCGAAGTGCTCTTCCTTCGTCGGCTCAGTGCTCGGCGTAAAGCCAACGACGTTGCCGACGTCTGTGTAGCCGATCGCTCGTGCGGTCGCTGCACTCGTCGCGCCGATGGCGAAAGAGAATTCAGCTGTCCCTACGAGGAGAGCATTGATGTTATGGCCCGGATCAGATTGAAGCGCACACATAAGGTAGTATTTGGATTAGGTTCGCCTACCGCCTCGCGTACTAGGCCTTGGTTCTATCGACAGAGTGAGCTCCGCGCAGACTGAAAGGTCAAGGGCGAATGCGTTGACGATCGAAGCTTCGAACGGTTTCATGGTGCCGCCGATGTTCGTGTCGATCAAACCCGAGCCGTCTCGCTTCGTCTCAAGAGCGTCGAGAACTTTCTCGACCCATTGCATGAGCTCAGAGGCACATCCGTCTTCTCGTTTCACTGCGACTGCGAAATTCCACGACATAAAGCCTTGAGCTCGCGCTGTCGGGTAAGTCTCTCGCATCTTCGGTATGAACAGAGCGAGCGCGGGAAAGTCGTCGAGCCCGTCAACACGCACGATCGGCGTCGGAATGAAGCGCAGCCCGCGCAGGATTCGGCCTGAGACGTCTGCCGTGTGGTAAGTGAGTCGAGCGAGGATCTCGTCAACCGGTCTGCTGTAATTACCCATTGGCACCCCCGCGCACGAGGCCGCGCACGTAGCGCACCATCTCGGTCCGGAAGTTCGCGAAGACTTTCTCACGCACCGGAGCAATGAAGAAGCGCGGCGTGATGCCCCGCACTCGATCTCTGAGCACGTAGTCCTTTCCGTACTTCAGACTCTCGTTCCAACCCACTGCAGCTCGCTTCGTGATGGGGATATACAGCTTCGAAGCTGTTTTGGGGTAGATGTAGCCCTGGCCGGCGTTGGCCGTGCCTTGATCGACCCAGAGCGCAATCTGACGTATCTCCGTGCCTGAAGTCGTTCTCTTCGTCGCGGGGATGTCCATCACTCGCATCCCGAGAAACGGTCGAGTGACTTCCCAGCCGGAGCGAATCTGATCGAACCACTTCTTCGGCGACTCTCGAACCATCATCGCAAGACCTTTGAGCATCACTCGATCTACGATCGGGTCTAAAGCTGTGGCTGTCAGACCTTCAGCGAGCCGCGCAAGGCGACGCTTCGCAGGCTCAGTGATCGCTGTCAATCGAATCATACGAGCAGCGGGACTCGCGCGCCGAGCATGTCGAGCACGAGCTTCGGAATGTCCTTCGTGAAGACTTCAGTGCGCTGGCCGTCGAGGCCGACGATCTCCTTGCGGTTGTGCCCCGAGAACGCAGCAGCGACGAGCCGCGCTGCGTGGGCGATCCTGCCCGGCAGCCCCGTCGGGATCGCTGCAGACGATGCTTGCACGTAGCCGAACTTGCCGTTGATCGAGATCAAGTGATCTGGGCGTGACGGGGCCCAGAGGCCGCCGCCGAGGCGAATGATTCGATCCGGCTTGTGAGCGTCTGCGGCTTTCCAGACGTAGTCTGTGCCGTCAACGTAGGCCACACCCGCTTGACTGAGCGCTGTGATCTCGATGATCGGCCTGAACTTGGGGAAGATCTCCCCGTCGTAGACAGCGTCGAACTCATCGAGCACGAGCGGCGTCGAGCTGTAATCGTGGTAAAAGAAGTCCCGCCCCATGCGATCGTCGATCCAACGCGATGCGTTGTTAATCGCTTCCTCCAACTCGCTGTCCTTCGAGACGTCTGCGACAGGCAACTTCAGCTCGTGCTTCAGCTCGTCGATCGTGCAGTAGGGATTCAGGAGTGCCATGGGTCAGTCTTTTTCAGTTCGTCGCTCTGCCGACAAGATGCTCGTGATGAGATCTGCCCTCGAGATCTTCTTACTCACATCGACGACAGCCGAACCGACTTTCGCATTGATCCGTTCACCGAGTGCGATCAGCTGATCGAACGTCTTCTCTTTGATCTCTAAGATTTCAATCCTGTCTGAGTCGATCTCTTTCGCCAAGTTGTCGAGCCGAGCCTTCTCTGCTGTGTTCGCTGCTTCAGCTTCAGCTCGTTCCTTGCCTGTCATCGCCGTCGTAATTTTGATGAAGTTCGCTGCCTGTTTGTCAGTGGGGCCCGCGAGTTTGAACCTCTTGTCTGAGTCTGCGATCACGCAGCGCTCTTCTTGATCTGTCAGGACTAGGATGTCCCCCTTCTTCACGAAGCCGAAGTGCCCCAGGTTGCACGGGTCGCCGTCGTAGATATACCGCTTGCTCATCTGTGCCTTTTGGTTGGTTGTTTTGGCTGTCACTGAAATCGTTTCTCGCAAGCGAGAAGGGCGCCGAGTAGGCAACTCTCGACGCCCCGCCTCACTACGCAACCCTACCACTGAAGGTTATGCCGCGTTGTTGTAACCGATGGCGACACTCTTGATCGAGGCCGAAGGCGTCTCGAACGGAGTGAACGCGCGACGGAAGCTCGCCACGACGTACTGAGTCTGTGAGCTGATGTCTCGATCAGTCTCGACAGTGAACTCGCGGCGCCGACCGGGCAGCCAGTAGCGAGTGTTGACGAGCAGGATTGAGCCGCGAGTTGTCGTCACGCCGTCATACACACCGGAGGCGTTGAGGTCTTCGCGATTCGCTTCGCTCACGATGATCGGGATTCCGAGGAAGCTCGCGATCTCACCTGTGATGATCGTCGCCTTCGGTCCGTACTTGTCGAGCGTTGCTACGTTGGCAATGCCTGCCATGTCGTTGATTCCGGCAGGTCCGGCGATCCAGAGCAGATCGCGAGGCTTCGTGCCGTATTTGCCCATCAGCTTCTTGATCGCTCGAAGGTTCGCTTCGTTGATGCCGCCTGTCGAGATGTCGAGCTTGAGCTGAGTGATGGCCATCGACAGCTTCCTGAAGCCCTTCCACGCGCGCTCAGCAGCCTTTGCCACCAACTGCGTGTCAGAGTCCATGTGCGTGCCGGTCGTGTCGCCGTTAATCAGGATCGACTCGTAAGCTGCGGCTGCCGCGTCAGCGAGTGACTCCTGAACGTAGCCGAGGACGGGGATGATCGAGTCTTCTTCGACTTCGTAAGAGAACTCAACTTTGCCCATCAGCTTCTTCGCATCGAGCGTGATCTTGCCGGTACCGGGCGTGCTCGCCGTAGCAGCAGTGTTCTCAGTCGTCTCGAGGTAGAACGTCGGGCGGGTTGTCCCGAGCGGGTATTCGAACGGCTGGGTCGGCATGTCCACTTCGCGTGAAGCGAACAAGCTCGCGAGATCGCTCGACAGGTAGAGCCTGCGCTGGAGTTCGCTCGACAGATCCGTCGGCACCCACTCGTCACCCGTTGCAGAGCCGGTCGAAGTCAGAGCCTTCTGGCCCCAGTGACGTGCAGCTGAGGTGTATTTTGCGACCATGCGGTCGCCGAGCATCTTGCCGCGTTCGAGCATCGACGCAGGGACGTCGTGATTCATGTCTCGTTTCTTCATCACGTTCAGGAGCTGCTTCATGTGAAGCGGCAAGTTCCCCTTCGAGAGTGAAGTCGGCATTTCGAGATGGTACATCATCTTGCCTTCGTGGTTCTCGTCTCCGGTGTCGAAGCCTTGCTTGCTCTTCTTCGTGATCGCAGTCATCTGCTCAGCGATCGTCGCTTCGACGATGCCTTTGACTTCACTCGCAGCGACCTTGTCAGCGTCCGCCTTGCCGATCTTCGCGAGAGCAACTTCGATCGCAGTCTTGATCGACTCAGCTGTGACTTGATCCTTCTGCTCTTTCTCGGGCAGTGCTTTCTTAACGGCGTCGGCGACAGTCGTTGAGATCATCGCTTTCAGGTCGTCGATCTCTATCCCGCCCTCGTCAGTCTTCGAGCTGTCTTTACCCTTTGAGCCTTCTTCTCCTGCAACCTCGATCTCGTCTTCGTCCTTCGCGCCGTTCGAGTCGCCTTCATCGACTACGAGTTGCAACTTCTGCACTGCTTTGTAGGCTGCTTCGATCTCAGCTGCGGGCTTCTTCGCCTTCTTCGCTGCTGTCCAGGCGGTCTTGGCCTCAGCCAATTCGCCCTTCCAAAGTTTGAATTTCTTTTTCATGTGAATCCGTCCGTCGGAACATTGTCGGTTGGTTAAACCTCTCCGCCTGTTTCTGGCTAC